ACACATGTGCTAGGCATAGTGAGTACATCATCCAGACTCACGTTGGCTACTGCTTGGCACTTGTTTTTTACAAATACCAACGGGGCGCGGAGCGCCTTTAGGGATCGGTGGTAGTAACTTACTTGTGCTTAGTTCGACTCGCTGCTGCTTTCCCCATGTGATCTTTTGTAACCCCGAGTACCTTACCCATACCTATGGTTATATGGGGTTTCTTTGGGGATCTTTGAGGGTTCTTTAGGTTATACCCCGAGGACGCCTCTGTGATCCCCGTGGACACTATCCCATCTTAGGGTCAAGGTAACTCCCCACGGACTCCTTAGGGTATTCATTGGGATACTGTGAGTGTTCCTAAGGGTTTGGGGGGGTCTCTTTAGTATTTAGGGTACCTGTATGGAGAGGATTAATCCATGTACTCCCTAAAGACCCGATAGAATCTTTTAAGTCCCTTATAGAAGATAGAAGTAGTGAGAGGTGGTTACTGGACACGGTTAGTGTTCTCTAGTAACTATCTTATGGGGCTTGAGGGGGTCCCAGAGTCACTACATCTAGTACCTGTATGTCTAGATTATATAGATATACTATATCAGATACCCCCTCCCCTCTTTAAGGAGTACCTTAGGGATACTATAGGGAGTGTATATGGAGTACGTAGGGAAGTAGGCAGTAGGTTACCCTAACTTAACATCCTCTAGGAGTACTATAGGGGTACTCTATACACACACTAGGTCTCTCTTAGGAGTCCAGAGTTGTATATATTTTGTATTGCCCTTATGTATTGCCGTAGGGACCCCGGTCTTGGAGGACTATAGTGACAAAACAACTAACAAATAGAGAAAAACTAGCATTTGCAGTAGAATCAAGGAAGCGGCAAGATCTTAAGAGGTATGAAGAGTCATATCAGGCCTTTGCTGCAGAGCAAATACGCATACTACCCAAAGATGCCTCTAAGGGATTCATACCTTTGGAGTTCAATACAGCACAACAGATTGTTAATGATGCTATAGAGAAACAATTAAAGGAAACAGGTAAGGTAAGAGCCATTATACTTAAGGCTAGACAGATGGGACTCTCAACGTACGCCACAGGGCGTGTATATTGGAAGTCTTACCTAACACCATACAACAAGTCAGTTGTTATGGCACATGACTCAGCAACATCCGATGCACTCTTCTCCATGTCCCGGAACATAATCCAGAATATGAGACCTGAGTTCACACCCATACTTAAGAAGTCTAACTCTAAGGAGATAGGATTTGAACATAATGACTCAGGTTACCGTTTGTACACAGCTGGTTCCCCTGAGGCTGGTCGTGGAACCACACCAACTATTGCTCACTTATCTGAGGTTGCTTTCTGGACTCATGATGCAAAGATTCTCGCTGGCTTATTCCAAGGTATATCACAAGCTGATGGTACTGAGGTAATACTAGAGTCCACAGCTAATGGTGTGGGCAATGAGTTCCATAGATTATGGAAAGGGGCAGTTGCTGGTGAGAACGAATACGTACCTATCTTTGTATCTTGGTTTCTTATGCCAGAATACAAAAGGGTTGTACTAGATACTGAAGCCTTTACAGAAACAATCACAGAGGAAGAAGAAGAACTACAAACTAGACACGGTTTAGATATCGAACAGTTATACTGGAGGCGTCTTAAGATAGCCGAAGGGGGTATGGATAAATTCCGTCAAGAGTACCCTGCTTCTGCAGAAGAAGCATTTATAGTTTCAGGTGCTAACGTATTTAATACTGAGAAGTTGATGAGTATGGAACCTCAAAAGGTTCAGAAGAAGCAACATTTTAGTATTGATGCATGTATGTTTGAAGACCACCGTGAGGGCTTCTTAGAGATCTTTAAGTTCCCTAAGTTTGATAGTAACTTCGTTATCGGAGCCGACTGTGCCTTAGGTGTTGGTAGGGACTACTCAGCAGCTGTAGTTCTTGACGAGGAAAGAGAAGTTTGTGCAGTCTACAGAAATAATAAAATAGATCCTACTCAGTATGGAGATCTATTGTTTTACTTAGGTAGATTCTTTAACAATGCTCTGACTGCAGTGGAATCTAATTCCTTAGGTATAGCAACACTAAACCGATTAAAACAAATGGATTACGTGAACTTATACCATCAAACTAAAGTAGCTAACATATCCAATGAGGAGGGTACAAGGCTTGGTTGGAGAACCACGCAAGCTACTAAGCCTATGATCATAGGTCATCTTAAGAACGCAATAGAGAATGATGACATACTCCTTGCGTCCCCTACGATAATTCAAGAATGTCTTGATTATGTAGCTGATGAGAATGGTCGTACCAATGCTATATCAGGTTGTAATGACGACACTGTAATAGCAACAGCCATAGCACTTGAGGTACTACGTACTCATGGAGACAGGTTGTCAACTACTAAGGTATCATTTAAAAACCGATACTTTGAAGAGGACAATACTCAATGGCTTTAGGAACTTAAGGGTCCCTCTCTTTTCCGAGGGGCCTTTGGGGTCCTATAAAAGTTTTCCTATAGTCCTCCACTATAAGATGTTTGTTATGGTTTCTTCACATCTGGGAAAGAAAAGAAATGAAACCACCTAATTATGATAGATAGAGCGAGTCTTTATACTTGCAATACACAGCTAAGAGGTGTCCTTAAATGGCAATTAACAATGACGATGGATTTAAAGTTGCGGTAGATGATTACGATCTAAACGTACTACTTGATCACCAACTAACAGAATCTAGTGCTAGCTTCCTAGATACCTCAGAACTATCTGATGAACGTCAGAAGTCTACCTATGAGTATGCGATGCTACCCCTAGGTCATTTGAATCCACAGGGAGTCTCCCGTATAGTTTCATCAGATACTGTTGAAGCAATTGAGGGTTACTCTGCAGTTCTATCTGAACTATTGTTTGACAATAATAAACTAGCTAAGTTTAAACCCAGTGACAAGACACCACTAGCATACCATAAGGCTACTGCAGCATCTGAGTTAATCAACCACTGCTTGTTCTCTAAGAACCGAGGGTGGGCTACATTAAACACTTGGTTAAAGTCTGCATTGCTATGGAAACTATCAGCTGTCACTTGGTCTTATGTGGTCGAGGAAAAGGTTAGCTTTGAAGAGTACGAAGTAATCGACCCTACAAGCCTAGACATGCTACTGTCTGATCCTGAGATTGAAACCACAGGTGACATCTATTTAGATGAACAAGCTGGTATGTACATGGATGTTCGATTAAAGCGAACTAAAACTAGCTACAAGACACAAGTATCTCCTATACCTCCAGAAGCTTTACGGATCTCTAGGGGTGCTACTGGTATGCATGACGCATCCTTTGTGGGCTATGAAGAAGAGTTAACTCGCTCCGAGATCAGAGAGCGTTGGCCTGACAAGGCTGATGAGGTTGATTGGTCAGTTGTAGAGGAAGACATAAGCTATTCCACAGAATTAAACACAGATGCCCTTGCCCGTAAACGTGCCATAGGTACGACCTTGCTCTTGGGTGATGGTGAGTCTGAACAACTAGAAGCCACAAGGACAGCAGTAGTGTTACGATGCTGGACTTACGTTGATAGAGATGGTGATGGTATTGCCGAACTAAAGTCTTTTGTACGAGTCGGTGATGTTATCCTTCAAGAAGAAGATGCAGATCATATACAAGTAGCGACCTTCACTCCTTTCGAGATTCCATTTGAACTTGAAGGTTTGTCGATGGCAGATATGGTCCGACCTGCAACACTAGCCTCTACAGCTATCTTACGTGGGTTTGTTGAGAATACATACTTAACTAACTATGCACCTAAGATTGCAGATCCCAATGTAGTTGACTTCTCTGCATTACAAAATATGAAACCCAAACAGATCATTGCATCTAACGGTAACCCACAAGGTGCCGTGGCCTCCTTGCCACCAGAGCAGATCTCCACAGGTACAGTACCCTTGTTGCAGTTCTTACAAGGTCATAAGGAACAAGCCACTGGTCTGTCTAAAGCAGCCCAAGGTCTTAACGATGCTCTCTATGTGTCTGGTAATTCAGAAGCGAAAGTATCACAAGTGCAGTCAGCTGCACAAATACGCATCCAATTTATAGCTCGTAGATTCATGGAAACTGGTGGACGGGAACTCCTTGAAGGTATCTACTTAACGATGCGTAAAGAAATGCGTGGTAAGTCTGTAGGAGACTACACTGGAAATCAACGATATCTCGATGTGTTAATAGATGATCTACCCGGAATCGAGTATATGACTGTAGAAGCAGATGTTGGGGACTCCAGTAACCAGACGGTACTACAGAAGCTACAGATGGTAGGTACACAGATCCTCCCAGCCCTTCGGGATGCTGGCGCAGGTGCTGTTGTATCTCCCACTGCTGCTTCAACAATAGCAGTTAATGCATTTGATGCACTAGGTTTAGACCCTCTAGATTTCTTAATTGATATCAACACAGATGAGTTTAAAGCTAAGGCAGAAGAAGGTCAAAAACGTGATCAAGAAGCTCAAGCGAAAGCTAAGATGCTCGAAGAGAAGACACAACAATTAGCATTGGATTTACAAAAAGCTAATATTGACTATACAAATACACAGGCCCAGAATGCCATTCAAGATAACCTTAAGCAGCTAATGGTTGCCCTAGATAAATCCGAACAAGAATGGACTAAGTTAGCATTAGAGGCAGGGAAGGAAGGTCAACCTATGCCAACTAAAGCAAACACTGATGCCCTGTACGCAAAGGCACAGAAGCTTATATCGAATGTAATGAGCTTAAAACCAACTGCGGATACAGGTCCACAAACTCAACAAGGAATGCCTGTTGAGATGCAAGGAGGTGATACTGTATCTAATCTGCCGGGGGTCTCAGATTTCAATCCATGACCCCACCCTATAACCAAGAGATAATCTAATGAAGAAATACAAGGATGGCATTGACAAGAAGGTCAAGTCCCAACTTCAATCTGATGGCACATATCGTCCTAGCCCCTTCGGGGATGCTAGGGACGCTTTGCAAAGAGCTACTTTCTCTAAGAAAGAAAGAGATGAGTTCTTTACAGAAGCTTATGGAGAGATCCTTTCAGATTTGTTTTTAAAATGGTTAAGCACTGAAGCTCACTGTACTAAGGAGCGAGAATACTTATACCACGTAGCAATGGGCTTAGGCTCAGTTAAAGAACGATTAATCAGCATTGAGACCTACGGGTTTAATGCAGAGTTTATTGATAACCAAAACTTAGATGATGAGGAACAAGATAATGATTCCAACTAATTCTCTAGAAGAACTCCAACGAGCAGAACTAGATTTACACAGGTCACAAGTATCCTTGATACGAGAGATCGGTAAAGGTAACGAGAAAAGCCGACTACACGCCAACACCCTACAGGCTATGTCAAGTGCACTCAAAGATGTAAAGGCTCTCATGCAACAGCACCCAGACACTAAGGTGCCTGTCGCTGCAGTTAAGAAGAAAGCCAAATAACGAGGACTAACAGGGATAACAATTTATGAGCAACGAAAACACTGTAGTATCTACCTCCTCTGGAGATGACGCTAATTTCAATGCTGATCAACAGCAACAAAGTTTTGATGACATGCAAGTACCTATGGGGCCAATGGCTAAACACTTAGGTTTGGAAGATGATCTACCAGAAGACGATGTTAACGCTGATGATCCGAACGATTCTGTAGAAGAAGTACCACCCGAAGAAGACACTACAGATGAGGACGAAACCACAGATCAAGAAGATGACACTTATGAAGGGGATGAAGATGAGGATGACAATGCGTCTACCCAAGATTCTGAATTACTAGAAGAAGAGGAGATTGATTGGGACTATAAAGTTCCAGTTAAAATCGATGGAGAGGTTCAACACCTTTCTCTTGAGGATCTCCGTAAAGGATATGCTACTGATCAAAGCTTGTCTAAGAAGGGTAACAAGATTAGCGAACAGAAAAAAGAACTGGAGTCTGAACAACAGGCACAGTTAAAAGAACTAAGTGGTATGGCTACACTATTGCAAGAACAACTTCAGCTAGAGGAGAACGTACTTGCTAGTGAGTATCATGAATTTGATACTAAGATTAAGGAAGCCCGTAAAAACGGTGACACTTATGAGCTAACAGAACTAAAGGATCAACGTGAAACAGCCCAAGAAGCTTACTGGACCGCTCGAAAGAAACGGGAAGGAGTAGCTACTGCTGTTCAAGAGAAACAACAAGCTCAGGCTAAACTCTTGAATGAAGAAGTTGCAGCTAAGTTTCAAACCGATATTGCAGTACTTGTTCCAACATTTAAAGATGACGCACAAGCTATCCAACAATTTGCATTAGATGAAGGCATCCCCGAAGCATTGCTTCCGATGATCAACGATGCAGCTGTTATCAAGTTTATTGATGACTACAGGAAGCTAAAGCAAAAGGCCACTAAGGGTACAGTTAAGCGGAAGGCAGCGCCTAAAGCTAAATCATCCCCAGTAAAGAAAGGTCCATCTCGAAATAAGAAACAAGAAACAGCAAACCTTAACACTCGCAACAAAGTTCTTACAGGAGAAGGTACTGCAGGAGATCAATTAGATTTCTTAAAGAACCTATCCAAGTTCCGCTAATCCTTAACTTTTTACTTTCTATTTATAAGGAATATTTAAAATGGCAGGACGTAATTTTACAACAGGTGGCCCTAAGGCTGCTGCTGGCACTAACGCTATGAACGTATCTGAGCGTGAAGACTTATCAAACTTCATTAGCTTGATCACCCGTGACGAAAGTCCATTCTATGCCTCAATTGGCAAGACAAAGTCTAAAGGCATTCTACACGAATGGCAGACAGACGAACTAGCTTCTCCCGGAGCAAATGCTGTAGCCGAAGGTTCAAGCTTTGCTACTGTTGACGGTGCACAGGTTGCAGAACCATTGCGCACTCGTTTGGGTAACTACACTCAGATCAACTCTAAGACTGTTGAAGTATCTGGTTCTAAGCGCGCAGTTGATCAAGCTGGCGTTGCAGACGAGTATGCTTACCAGTTGAAGAAGCGTGGCACTGAGCTTCGTCGTGACGTTGAGCATGACTTAGTACACAGCTGGAATGCCTCTAACGGTTCTGGTACTCGTACTATGGGTGGCTATCAGTCATTCACTAACGTCAACGTAGTTGTCGCTGGTGCTGCTGGTGCTTACACTGCACCTAGTGCTACTGGTACTGGTACTGTAGGCGTTATTGCCCGTGGTTCTGCCGATGCAAACCTAGCAGCTTTAGAGCTAAGTGATGTTGATGACATCATGCAGAGCATCTATCAGGAAGGTGGTAAGGCCACTACAATGATGTGTTCCCCAGCTAACAAGCGTAAGTTCTCTGCGAAAGCACAGGCTGCTGACAGCAACGTACAGCGTAACATTGATGATTCTGGTAAGCTTCGTCAGTCTGTTGAGATGTATGATTCCGACTTCGGTGCTATCCGTATTGTACCTAACTACATTATGGGTCTAGATCACAACACTGGGTCTGGTGCTACAACTAACTCTAAAGACTTCTCATGTCTTGTATATGATCCACAGTGGTACAACGTTGCTACTTTGCGTCCTTTACATGAGACAGAAGTAGGTCAAGCAGGTGACTCTACTATTGGTCAGATTGTTGAAGAATGTACTTTAGAAGTTCGTAACCCTAAGGGTTGTGGATTGATCGTTGGTTTAGCTGGTTAACCCCAACTAGCTACAAAGGGGGTCCTCCAAAGGGACCCCTTATTTTTTAAGGAGGACACTGTCGTGGCTTTTAAATCCCAAGACAATAACAAACATAGCTTTAATGTTAATATGGATCAAAGTAGATTTTCTTTGAACCAAGACATTAGTGCATACCGAGAGTACGCTAAAGAGTCAAGAGACCTTTACGAAAGAAAGAGTGAAGCTGGTAGTAAGTACCGCTCATTCGCAATAATACCAGATATTGTTGCCATAGATATCCTTACAAAGTACCAGATAGATATACATGCTACTGACTTTATGAGTGACAAACAACAAGTTAATAAACTTAAAAGCATTATAATCTCCGAGTACCCTGACCTACTTACACATGGTCACTCTCGCAGATAACCATAAAAGAGGATACAATAAATGTCAACTCCAAAGTATGATGCACTAGTCTCGAAAGTTCGTGATTGGGCAAACAGAGATAGTACAATACTTACCGATTCACTCGTAGCTGATTTCATAGACTACTCTGCAGATCTTTGTTACAGAGAATTACGCATACCGCCTTTGGAGAATACATACGTATATCCAGTAGTAACAACTGCAGGTGATACTACCTTGCAGCTTCCACCTGATATGACTGAGATTATTATGTTTAGAGTTACAGACTCTGCAGGTAACTCTTTGGTCTTTGATAATAAACTAGACCTAAAGTCTTTCACAGATAAATACACAACTAAAAGCAGTGGATCATTTACTCGAAAGGGTAACAATTTAGAGTTCTACCCTGCGGCTTCCGTGGGTGACCTATATGAACTGCACTACTACCGTAGATTGTTTGATATGGACGCTACCTATGTAGTTAACCAAGATAACATAGATTCTGGTAACACCACCGTATCCTCCTCAGGAGTTGCAGGTGCTGTTGAGATATCTGGCGTATATTACATTGGTAATGAAGTGTATAACTGGTTACGAGATGACAATGAACGTATGCTCCTTTGGGGTGCCTTGCACCACGCACATGAGTACTTAGGTGGTGATGAGCAATCTATGAAATACTTACAGAAACAAATGGCAGGTATTGAAGAACTAAACAGGGAAGAGAAAAGACGTAGGGTCTTAGGAGCTTCTAACAGAGTCACTTATGAAGTGTCTGAACTACTATAAGGAGTTTACTAGATGGCAATTAATTATTCAACGGGATCAGGTTCACTGGTTTCAAACCCATCTGAAGGTGGTTCCTTTAACAACGAAGCTACAGGTGAATTGTCAACAGCTCTTACTGCAGCCAACGCTGCCACATTAGCTAAGATAGCAGCTGCACTGTCAGAGACTAACGCATTAGCTTCTGAGAATGCAGCAGCAGCCAGTGCAGTTCTTGCAGATGCAGATAGGGTTACTACTAACGCTGACGTAGTTCTTACCAATGCTGATGTTGTATTAGCAGAGGCAGATAAAGTACAAACAGGTCTTGATCGGATTGCTACTAATGCAGACGTTGTACTTACTCACGCAGATGTAGTATTAGCTGAAGCAGATAAAGTTCAGACAGCTCTTGACAGGATAGCCACAGCAGCAGACAAAGTAGCAACTAACGCTGATGTGGTTCT